CGGAGATCAGGGAGATCTTCCGGATCGAGATGGGTGTAGGGAAGTTCTGGATCATCGACGATGCGATTGCGGACTTCCTGCGGAGCGATGGCGGCAATATCGAGGTAGATCTGATCGCGTTCGGCATCGCTCTTCTGTAGGTCAGATTTCTCTTTCGCGCTCATCTCCCACAGCGGATTGAACTCGAAAGTAATCTCTGGATCGATCTCACCCCACAATGAGAGCTGCATGAAGTTGATTAGGCTGGTGAGGTGCGGACGGAAGAATCTGTTTTGATATGACGCGATGGTGTCATAGTAGATTCTAATTTCACCTTCGCTTGAGGAATTTAATCCTGACGGAGATATGCCAGTCAGTTTGACGAGCGGAAGTCTTGAAACCACCGATAAATGTTCGAGTGACTGCGCCTGCAATTCGTTCAGACCGCTGAGTGACGCCGAAACGTTCTTGAAGTCTTCGGTCGCCTTGTTGACCATCATGAGACCCTGATTGTCACGCAGGGCATTGAACATCGCGGCGCGCGCAATCAAGCCACCGGCATTATTGGGCTGCAGGATGGTGTTGACATCCGTCATCAACACCATGACGGAAAACGAATGGATGAGGGCACCAACGCTTTCCCGCGTCTTCAACCAGATATCGACGTATGGCTTTGCCATCTGCGACAGCGAAAGACCACCGAATGAATACGCCGGCTTTAAAAGATCGGGCACCGGATGGCCGACAAACATCGGCAACCTAGACCCGTGAACCTCTATACCATTTACCCACCAGATTTCCGGATTGTAATAGTCATCCTTGAGCGGATTGGTCGCATTGTAAGTAGTCGGATAAACCCATACCGCCTCGACGGTTTTCAGGCTCTTCAGCGAGCCCTTCTCGATCTTGCCTTTACTGGCGTTATTGCGGCCATTGCCGATCGGTGTTTTCAGTTCGTCTCTTGCACCGGGATCATCGAGATCGACACCGCAGTTGATGTAGAGGTGGGAACGGCCGAAATATCCATCTTGAGTGGCAATGGTGTAAAAACGATCGCGGGCCTCGAGACGCTCCATTTCATCCTTAAGCGCCTTGACCTTGTCAGTCTTGCCGGCGGCCGCCAATTTGGATTTCCGCTCATCCGGATCGGCGTCATTGAAACCGGGTTCTTTTTTTTCCTTCTCGTCGCCGGTAACCTCGAAATCGATCCACTTCCGTGTAGCATCGTCGGCGATGGTTTCCGATATGACGCGATATTCCGGCCGCTGCGTCAGTTCGGCGAGATACGGATATCCGAAAAACTGAAGCCCCTCCGAACCAAGATAGCTCGTCGGATAGCCGTTGGCGGTTGCCCATTGATCGCCGGCCCAGGACAGATTCTGGTCCATCGCCATCTGGAATTTCTTTGGCGGTCTGGACTGCGGTGGAAATGTAGGAATACGGAACGGGTTGGATTCCGGCCCACGGTTCTTCGCCACGGCCGCTGCCCTGCTTTCGGCAACGATCCTACGCGCCAGTTCGACATCAAAGCTTGGAGACTTAGGCTCCGCCGGGACAGTCAGCGCAAGCGCCGCGGCGTTGCCCTTCGTGGCCTTCTCCTTGTCGGTCATCTTGCGACGCCCGGCGCCCAGTCGCTTGCCGCCCCACTGTCCCGGCATCAGGCCGCCTCTTTCATTCGTTCTATCTGGATGGAGATAAACCCACGCGCGAGCGCCAGTTTCTTCGCGTAGTCGGCGCTAATACTAAAGCCAGTCTCGGTGTTCCCGGGCAGCACTTCCATCCGCGTGACCTCGAAGCTGATGCCGTCATTAAAGTGATCCGCTATTTCTTGCGGGGAGAAGTGCATCGGACCGACGACGACGATTTGCTTGATGTCACCTTTATCGTTTACGTACATGCCGTCGGGATGAAAAAAAGTTAATAGAGGCATTTTCTTGAACGCAATTTCCTTCATCAGATAGTCCCTTCGGCAAATGGCTTGATCGTGGCGCGGCGGCGAACCTCAAACTCCTCGCGCGTCTCACCAGGCAATCGCTCAAAATAGTGGATTTCCACGTCAGCGTGAACGGCACGCGCTATGGCTTCAAAATCTGTTGCGTATGTGTTGACTTTGATCTGGCCGACGACGACCGGCGCGACAGTTCCACCAACAGCAGCGACTGCGGGGGCGGCGGCCAAGAACCAGAGCAGCTTTCGTCTGTTCACCTAATCTGGTTCCTTTTGTTCGGTCTCTTCGCTACCATCGCCCGCGCCCTATCTCGTTCCGCCGTGTAGCAACGCTGACAGAGAACGTGATCGCCATCTCTCGGTAGCGCAAACCTGCTGCGTCCCAATCCTCTGCGGATGATGATTGGTCGACCGCACTCGCAGTATTTTCGCGCGGTCACCATCTTGAAACCTTTGATTCTTTCAAAGCTAATTCAAAATAGGATTCAATGCAAACATCAATGGCGGCTACGACGCTGTTGCGTCCGATACCATATCGTCATCGATGATTGCTGAGATTAAACGGTCATTTGAAATTATGCCGATCAACACCCTTTCCAGAACCGCCGGACTCCAACCGCGTCGTTCGGCCTCTTGATCAAAATATATCTTGGAGTCGATGCGGCCTTGGAATCTCTGGTTGACGGCTTCGCGCCTGATCTCGACCATCTTGTTCTTGCGCGATGGCAGCCCGATCTTCTTTGCCGTCAGCGAGATATAGGCGTCCGAACAACCCCATTCCCGCGCTAAAATACGGATCGGCTCGTTGCCTTCCCAGAACGCCCGTAGCCGACATTCGCGCACTGTATCGAATAGGATCACGGCGATGCCATCCTGCTCTCGATTCGGGGAGCCGAAGACATCAATACCTGATTGGCTTTGATTCCGGTAGCGCGTCAGTACCGGCGCTGCCGTCCTGATCTTTGAATTTGCGCGATCATATCGGCAGTGATCTGGATCTGCTCTTTCTCAACCAGCGCAAACTTGATCATCGCGGCGTCGGCCAAGTTCGGCGACTTCATGCCGTCAGGCTTTTTGTTGATGACGATCTTTCCTACTCCGTTGACCGAATAAGTCGGCTGACTGAGCTCGGCGACCAGTTTGGTGTAAAGCGGCATTGCTGAACTAATCGAGATGATATCGTCGGCCGGACACGCTATCCCCTCGACAACCCAACGATAGGTCTTCTGGAACCTTTTCCGTAGCGCCCACCAGGACTGCGCCTTCCGGTTGGCGAAGTAATCCTTATTGGTGCGCCCTTTGTCACCAGCAGCCCCTACAGTGCCGTCTACGATGCCGTCTGGATCAAATACCGCCTCGGAGCCCCTAAACCCATCCACGGCGATCCTACGGGCTCCTGTGGCCGCTCTATTCTCGTTTATGATCCTGGCATCGCCGCGGACACCGGCACCCAGCCCATCGGCGTCGTATCGGAACCCGGCTAAACCACGCTCATCGCAGAATAGAAACACCCGCTGCGTGGTCTGGAAGAGGTCGCCGCCCTTTCCGCTCCATTCGTCGAGATAGTTGATTTCGATGCCGTGATTACCGCAGAGCGCATTTTTATCGACGCCCTCATCGGCGACGTCCAAGGCAAGGCCGTGGACACCGGATGGTGCGACGCCAAGTTTCTTTGTGGCGTCGATCGCGGCGCGGACCCAGGTCCCAGGAATAACGATGCCTTCAACCGAGGCCGAGTAGTCGCAATCGATCTCCTGGGCGACAGTAACCGGATCGAGCTCTGCGCATTGCTTCGCGTACCAAGCCTCGTCCTTGCGGGGGTCTTCGCGCCAGTTGAACTGAAAAACATCGACCTTGCCTTCATGCCTCTTTTTGGCGAACGGATTATTCATGCCGTTCACCGATGACATATCGATGCGGCAGTTCGTTGTCTGTGAAAGTGACATTTCGACGAGGTCTGGGCGCTCCAAGTAGGCCGCTTCATCAACTAGGAAAGCGCTAGTTCTGTCGCCGCGTCCAATCTGATCGCCGGCCTCGCCGGTTATGATCGATCCTGTCTCTGGAAAATTGATCCGCATGAATGGCGCGTCTCGCCATGACACCCAGCCACCACGAAATTCTTCTGGAAGATTCTCCATGAACATCCGCGCTTTCGGCAACAGCGGCTTCATCGTGCCGATGCGGTCAACCAAATCTTCTTTACGGGAACCGCAGCCGATGGCGACACCGTCGTTAAATAGGCACAGCGTGCAGGACAACGACATCGAGAGCCACGAAATCCCCATGTCGCGTGATTTCTCCGTGATACCAGGTGTCCGCGCCCGCCAATGGCCGACCATCCAGTCTACCCATTCCTGCTGCCGCGGAAAGAGAATAAACGGTATCAGGGCCGGAAGCCCGAGGTCGACGTTGCGGGGATCATACGTCACGCCCCAATCCGAAATAAAGTCGGCCGGATTTTCTCGATAATGTTCCTTCAAATCCGGGATGCATTCCGGGTGCGCTCTGATCTCGGCGAGCACGTTCAATCGCTGGCGAAAGACGGCTGAATAATTGGGTGATTTGAAGGAAAAATTCTTATACTCCACCGCCACCACTCTCCGCTATTTCCTTCGGCAACGCTCGGCACCGCGCGATCGTTGCGAGCTTCTGCTGGTTCCCAGCTAACCGCGCCACATACTCGACCGGGCCGTATTTATCCGTCAGGACGGCACCGTTCTCTAGCGCCAATTTCTTCTTGCTCAACGCAATGTCGAAATGAACCCATGATGCCTTCGGAGGTCCCTGCAGCCACTTCCGCTGCACACCGATCTTATCGACCATCGTCAACAACTCATCGTGGCTATCAGCCCAAAGGTGACAGAAAATCATTCGCCCAAAAGGATGGCGGACATCGTCAACGTAAACTGTCATTTCGGCACCCGCACTGGGCATCCCTTGTTCTGACAGAATCCGAGTGTCAACGGTCCAATGGCTTCCTCGCAACGCGGGCAGACCTTTAAGGCGATTGGCTGTACCTGCACTGTTTCGACTGGCTCATAGGCGTGCTCGGCCTTCTCGACGTAAAGCGCCACCGGCGGCTGCCATGATAGCACGCGCAAGATAATTGAGCCGCCTTTGTTCAACTGTTC